GTCTTAATGTAGGTGGAAACATTGCCGTGACTGGAACCGTAGATGGGGTAGATATAGCCTCAAGGGACAGCACATTAACTACTACAACTAACACAGCTAACTCAGCGTTATCTACAGCCAACTCAGCCACCACTACCGCTAATTCAGCTTTATCTACTGCTAACTCAGCTACTACGACAGCTAATGCCGCACTGCCTAAAGCGGGAGGATCGCTAACAGGCACCCTGACAATGGGTTCTAATGCGATTTCCAGTTCAGGAACTATCTCTAGTGGAGCTATTACAGCAACATCTTTAGACATCTCTGGAAACATAGACGTAGATGGTGTTACTAACCTTGATGTCGTTGACATTGACGGTGCTGTGGATATGGCGAGTACCCTTACGGTCACTGGAGAGATCACAGCCAACGGCGGTATAGCTCTGGGTGATAATGATAAAGTCGTTTTAGGTGCTGGGTCAGATTTTGAAGTTTATTTTAATGGCAATCACGGAGTTATTAGAACTGCCAGCGCCGCTGTGGGCGGTAACATATATATTCAGGACGATAATAATATTGTCCTAGGAAGTATCGGAGGTGAAAGCTACCTAAATGCCGCAAAAGATGGGGCGGTAACACTGTACCATGATAACTCCCCCAAACTAGCCACAACCTCCACAGGTTTAAATTTAGTTGGTGGTCTTTCCATTGGCGGTGTAGAGGTTATTACTTCTGGCAGGTTATTAACTAACATCGCTCTTGGCGATATTAATACAAACAAAATCACACTGCTAAATGGCGCATCTGCAAACATGGAGATGTTCGTTTCTGGGACAGGCACAGCTACAACTAATTTCAGGCTTTCCACCGCCAGTTCTAACATAATGACTCTAACGCAAGCGGGAAATCTTAACCCGATAGGAGGTTTGACAACCACCACAGGAGTATTTTCAAGCACAATCTCTAGTGGAGCTATTACTTCATCAGGTGGAGTATCTGGAACAACTGCAACATTTACTGACTCTGTAACATTAAGCGGTTCAGGCATTGTTAATATCACCAAAGGTTTAGGCTTATATGTTTCAGCTAATTTAAGTGTTAGTGGACTCATTTTTAAGAATGGAGGTGGTGATGTTGAGGTATCAGGTAATTTAAGAATTAACTCTGGTGGTTTGAAAATAGGTACTCAAGAGGTTATCACTTCTGGTCGCGCTTTAACTAACATTACCACAATCTCTAGTGGAGCTATTACTACTACCGCCCTTACTTCATCTGGGTATGTAAAAACACCGACGGTTGGCATGGGTGCAGGGGCTTCAGTGGCCGCCTCAATAAATCACACAGCGTCAGTAAATGAAGGTCTTTTCTGGCACACAACTAACACTGATTACTTTATTGCGAGAACGTCTGGAGCGTGGTCTAGTCCTAATTACCAACAATTAAAATTGGACTGGGATACTGGCATTGAGTTAGATGGCGGCACAGCCTATGGAAAATCTGGTGTCAATATTAGTGCAGGTAATTTTAAAGTTGGCGGCACAACTGTAATAGACGCTAGTAGAAATATAACAGGCGTTAATATAACCGCAAATGGAATTTATCCACTGACAGGCCTTTTCCTTGATCGCCAAACTAATGCGCGACATGGTATTAGTTGGTACGGTAGTTCATATCCTTCTTGGGCAACATATATGTCCTCCGCGGGAGCAACAGGATCAGGCCCGACAGGAACGCTTACAGCACCTTCAGGCTCTCTAGTTAGCTCATGGGCCTTACGCAGTTACATAGAGAATAATGCTGGGTATGGTTGGACATTTGAATCTGCGGCGGGCATTACCAATACTAGCCCTACTGTTAGGTTTGAAATTAGATCATCAGATGGCTCTGCATATTCTCAGGGTAATATAACAGCGGCAAGTGGGTTCAAAGTCGGAACTACCACTGTAATAGACGCTAGCAGAAACCTAACGAATATAAATACTGCGTCTCCAGTGGAAGCCATTATTGGCCCTCACGCAACAAACGCCTATCTCAGCCCAAGCGCAGGGGCTTTGTACTTCGGCTCTAAAACTAACGGAAAGGCTTATAGTATAAACTCTGGGGCTATAGAAAATATAGGCGGCCCTTACACTAAGCTACATATTAACTGGCATACAGGCATTAAGATTGGTGCGGCTTACAATTATGGCGGCATCCGATTCTTTAATAACAGTCTTGACGGATATACACCTGCCGAGCTTTTCTCTATTGGTAATACTGACCAGCACGTTAGAGCCGCACAGAACTTTTATTCAGGCGGTGAGATTCATGCAACCACCTCGGTAACTGCGCCTATATACAAGGTCGGAACAGCCACTGTAATAGATGCTAGTAGAAATATTGTAAGCACATCGTTTGCCTCACAATTAGCGACTACATTGTTTCAACAAAACGTCATAAAAAGTTCAGTAGCCAATCAGCAAGGCGCTTATATCCGAATGGCTGTTTCTAGTGCCGCTAATCCAACTTATGCTTGGGAAGATGATACTGACACGGGTATGTACAGGACTAGTGCAAATGCATTGGCCTTGGGCGTTGGTGGAGTAGGACGTTTATTTATATCATCTTCTGGTAACGCCACATTCTCTGGAACTATCTCTAGTGGGGCTATTACAGCACCATCATTTAGCGGTGCTGTTTTCGGTGCGGCTAGTGGAGCGCCTGACTCTACTATTTGGGGTATCAGTAGAGACTCATACCCTACTTATGGCATTTTTTATGATGAAGGCAACCCTGACAAAATACTTTACAAATGGGCTGGCGTAACTAAATTTAATATAAACATGGAAACAGGTGCGCTAGATACTCCATCAACTATCTCTAGTGGGGCTATTACCGCGAGTGCAGATATTAATATAACAGCAGGGACATTAAAGCTCAAAAATGATGTCGCGCTAGACCACGATGGTAGTTCTTTATATATCAAAGCTCCAAGTGCTATTTATTTTTATCCAAGCAATACGAATCGTGGAAACATAGACACTTCAGGCAAAATTACTTTAAACGCTTATGCAATAAACGGCACTACAGTAATAGACGCTAGTAGAAACCTTACAGCGGCACAAGGTAATTTCACAGAAAGTCTTCAAGTAGGAGGCGTTGCGACAGATAATTCTTATGATAACGGGAACCACAGACTTTTGTTTGGGGGCGGTAATTCTGATTCTGTAGGAAACTATTACATCGGTACTAACCTAGAGAATGTTAGTGGCAATTACTCAAAACTAGATTTGAGGTGGCACACTGGCATTCGCATGGGCGCACAAGCAGGCTATGGTGGTATAAGGTTCTACAACAACGAAGATTTATCTTCAAAGCTAATGTCTATCGGTGAGGGTAATACTGACGTAAAAGTCTATACCCTCTTGAACGTAGTATCTAATATAGCAATCAACGGTCAAACGGTAATAACCAGTGGACGCGCCATTACAAACTGCACAGGCATAACTCTTACAGGCGGTAGCATATCTTCTTACGGTAGTGTTACAGCAGGGCTAGGCAGTTTCCTTGTCGGTAGTCGCGGAAAGATGGGGCAGGTTAGCAACGACCTTTTTGTTTGCTCAACTACCTCTCAGCACTCAGGTTTACGCTTTGCTAACGGTGCAATCCACCCTACAGATAATACAGGCGCACAATCTGATTCTGCTCAGATAGATTTAGGTGCTTCAAGCTATCGCTTTAGCGACATTTTTGCTCGCAACGGCACTATTAATACTTCTGATAGAAACGAAAAACAAGATATTGAGGTTTTATCAGCCGCAGAACAGCGCGTAGCAGTGGCGGCTAAAGGTCTGCTACGGAAGTTTAGGTGGAAAGATGCGGTGTCAGAAAAGGGCGATAGTGCAAGAATACACTTTGGTATCGTAGCGCAAGATTTACAGGCCGCGTTTGTTGCCGAAGGGTTGGACGCAGGACGATATGGAATGTTTACAAGCGACACTTGGGATGAGGATGGTGTAGATAAAACTAGAATGGGTGTAAGATACAGCGAATTACTCGCATTTATTATTTCAGCAATTTAATTATTAGGAGAGATTCAAGATGGCTATTACTAAAACAGAAGTATTGCAACGATGTGAAACATACCCCGCGCAAGATTCAACAGCGGCCTCGTCAACTAATGAGGGAAATCCAACCTTGATGGTTGTTATGACGATTACTTTTGATGACGCGGGAGATGCTGAATTACCTGCTATAAGCAATCATGTAACTCACTTGTCGCGTTACGATGCAAACGGAGACCCCACTGTAATCAGCGGACAAACTGCTTTAGTCCAAGCTATTTGCGGAGCAGTCTGGGCTTAAATTAATGGGAGAATACCATGAGTTTAATAGCGTCATTGGTGGGTCCAGTAACAGGATTGCTGGACAAGTTCATTGAAGATAAAGATCAAAAGAATGCTCTAGCGCATGAAATAGCTACTATGAGCGATAAGGCGGCTAATGAAAATGCCATCGCTCAAATTGAGTTAAACAAGGCTGAGGCTCAATCTGGGTCTCTGTTTATTGGCGGGTGGCGACCCTTCGTTGGCTGGACATGCGGCTTGGGGCTTGCTTACAATGTAATCATATCTCAGATACTTTCTATTTGGTTTGAGGTTCCAGAGGTTGACCCATCCTTACTAACTCCAGTTTTGATGGGGATGCTTGGCATGGGAGCGATGCGCTCTTACGAAAAGAAAAATTCGGTAGCGAGGGAAAAATGAACGAATTTAAATACTTCAAGATTGAAGACTTTGATTGCAAAGAGACAGGCGAGAACGCTATGGATGAGGAGTTTATTAAAGGTTTAGATCATCTTCGTCAGATTTGTAATTTTCCGTTTATCGTGACGAGTGGTTTTAGGTCTGTTACCCACAGCGCAGAAAAAAGAAAATCAAAAGGCGGCACTCATACAATGGGAATTGCGGCCGATATAAGGGTTTCTGGTGGAGCGCAACGTATGGCCATAGTAAAACACGCATCGGCTTTAGGGATGAGCGTAGGCGTTGCTAAGACGTTTGTTCATGTTGATTCAAGAAAGTCTGAGCAAATGTGCTGGTGCTACTAATGAGCCTGTCAAAAACTCAAGCGAATCGTCTAGGTAGTTTACTGGCAGTAATGTCTAATGATGAGGTTCCAGTTACGCTTATATCCGAGTCAATAGAGAGCGGATATGTGGTTCCTCAAGATGGGCGGCTAAGGTTGTCGGATAAAGGCATTGATGAGAAAAATAGACTCTGCACTCTTGCTGGACTCAACATAAAATACTCATCTGAAAGAGCAAAAGAAAAATGACCCCATACACTTATAGATGCACTCTTGACAGGGTGATAGACGGTGACACCATTGATGTGCATATTGATCTTGGCTTTAATGTTTGGCTTAACAAGCAAAGAGTCAGACTAGCAGGTATTGACACCCCCGAAAGCAGGACTAGAAACTTAGATGAGAAGGCTCTTGGTTTAGCGGCTAAGGCGCGTTTGATTGAGCTATGCAATGGCACTCTGACAATCATATCTCACGGCAGGGGCAAATACGGTCGCATTCTAGGGGTGCCATACACAGAGAGCGGTGCTGATATGTGCCAAACCCTCATTGAAGAGGGTCATGCGGTTGAATATTGGGGTGGTAAGAAGGTTAAGGTCTGGGGTTAGCGGGAAGCCAAATCCGATCGGCTTTGCGCTCTTGCTTGGCAGTTATACTTCTCTACAACCTTCCTGCATATCTTCTATTAGATACGCATATACTTTAGGCATTACTCCCGCCCCTGTGTAACCGAAGCTAATTACAATGCAACTAGCAGACGTGGCATGCCATTGCCTAGACTCTGGAAGCCATGCCTCTGCCTCTCCAAATTCTCTATCAATTATTAACTCTGCATTGTGCTTTGCGGCTTCTTTCTTTAGTTGCGCTAATGTTGCCATTTTATATCCCCTTTAATATGCCCTAAAAGGGCGGTTAATTTAATGAACTTCACCTAGCTCATACATATTCTTTTTACCAGCCCAGTTAACGTAGCTAAACATCCATTTCCCGCCAGTAAACTCTAAAAGACTTGGCTTTTCCCAGTGTTCACAAACGCTCTTCTCATCCTCTTCTATTGACCAATCAAGAATGTACTCTTCCCAGTAGTTATTTGCCTTAGATATTAAAGACGCAATGTTAGGGATTCCATTGCTCAGTATTTTTTTCTTGCACATCTCAGATAGGTTTTCCATAACGTAAGTGTTACCACCCTTGAACTTCCAGTACTTAGGGCATTCTCCCTTGCCGTCCCAATCGTGCGCTCCGTAGTTCTCTTTGCATTGCGTTTGAATTACTAACTTAGCCATAACATACTCCTTTTTTAATATACGTTTAGTATAGCATACAATGTTTAGTTATGTAAACAAAGTTTATAAAAGAAAATGTCTATTTTTTACTGGCCAACCTATCAAACGCTATCCTGACATGAGTTTCTACTAGCGCCCGATATTGCTCAGGAACTTGGCTTAACAGCTCGCGCCTTTCTAAGATGGTTTTTTTCTCTATGATTTTTGAGGCGTACTGTCTAGGTCTATTTCCTAGCTCCAGATGCTTTGTGAAAAAGTTAGACTGAGGGTTTAGTTGGTCAATAAATATGTGGCCACCCTTTGAATCTTTATTGTGTCTTTTCATATTCTAAAACGGCTCTTATTCTTGACAGCTTTTGCATTTCTTTTAGGCACTTCGATCTAATCGTTGTATCCATTTAATCACCACAAAAACAAGCTATTGATTCATCATCAAAATCAAATAGCTGTCCTTGATCTGTTGCAATTAATTTCATATCTGCGTAGCTAGGCTGATCAAATCTAAATCTTGAATTGATTAACTTTTCTTGTTCTGCCCACCAATCAGCTGTATGAGGGAAATGCTCAACTATTGATCTTTTTATTTTGTAACCTTTTAAAAAACAAAGATCACAGTTACTTAGTGTATTTACACCGGCATTCGGCATGGCTAAGTCAAAGTTTTGAGATTGCCAAAAATTATCAATATCTTTTTCGCTTACCTTTGCTATAGCCATCGGCAAATAATGATCTTCTTTGCTTTTCATTTTTGCGACTCTGCGCGGTTCATCTGCTCTAATGCCAATCAATCGTAAATAATTTTCAGTTTCTAAATATCGGCTTATAGTCAAAACTTTTAGTTCACTTGTGCAAAATCTAGCCATCATGTTTGGTAAATACTGTTTATCTTTAATCAACTGTGCAAATGGCTCTCCTTCTCTGCTTGCTGTTTTGTAATCAACAATCTTAAATGCTTTTTTGCCGCTGTACTCAAGCCAAATTATTTCAACACCCCAATTCATGGCGCAGTCATTAACAAAATTCAACGTCTGTGGCATTTCTTTTCCAGTGTTGCAAAAAATGACGGAGAGATAATCCGGCAAAACAAAATCATGTGCTTCAAGAACCTTGTACAACATATATGAGCTAGATCGACCACCACTAAAAGCAATAACAGCTTGTTCGTTAATAAAATATGGGTTGCTCATTATTTAATCCTATCGTTTAAGGTTATCATTCATCTTTGTTTTTATTATTTTCCCACTGTTTTTGCTTGTCGCACACAATCAGATAAGCGCCATGCATTAGCACACTAAGGGACAGCAAAAATGCACATCCCATAATAAGCTCTATCAATCTTTGCTTTTCCACATATCTTTTACATCCATAACGCCCATCAACTCCTCAGCAACTTCATCGCAAACTTTGCAGAAACGAACCTCACAACCATCTTCATCTTCACCATAAGATAACTCAAGATCATGTGCATCGCAATATTCGGCATCATCTTTAGTCCAAGGGCAATCAGGTAGGGATTCGTCACAATCCCCCCTGTCCAGCATCGTACTCAATGTAAATCACCCCTTACTGAAACATCCGCTTTTTTGGAGGTGTGAACCGTTTTCCAGCTTTTTACCATTGATTCCATAATCTCAACAAACTCATTGAAGCTATATTTTTTAGTATCATTGTCTACACCGCTATGCTGTTGAGCCTTAATGGTAATAATTACAGACTCCATAATATCAACGCCTCCAGAACGGTATTGCTCTTCCATCATTCTGGGAAGCTCACTGTCAAAAAACTTATCAATAGAGTTACTCATGTGATGCGCCCTTTGAAGTTAAAAAAATTGTAACAAGCATTTCAATTCTTGAATTTATATCTTGGGTTCCATTCTCCATCCTAGATATTACAGATCGGTTTGGTTCGCCTTTGGTGTAATATCCCAAGTAAGCGGCTAATTCTGATTGAGTTGCTCCGCTAGATATTCTCATAGCTTTTAATGTTTTTCCATCAAGTCTCATTTCTTGCATCCTTACCAGCTTTTGCTGGCTCTCTGTTTTCTAACATGAATTTTCTATATGGGCGCATCTTTACATCAACGCAGGTATCACAAACAATAACTTGGAATGTTGTTTGGTCGCACTCCATCCAAGCCTCACCTCTATCGCAAACGTGGCGAGATAACATATCATCAGTATATTTCATCATCTAGCTCGTCCAATTTAATGCCTAGAGATTGCTCTCTAATGGCAGAAGATAAGGCATCTTGAACACTTGAAAGCTCGTCAATCCAACCAGACTTACTTCTCTGCTCTACTTTTCTAGTCACAACCGCTTCCAGCAAAAGATACACTTGCTGTTTTGTAAGCGGCACATTTAAAACGTCCATTTTAAGAACCCTCTATAATCTTGTTTAACTGGTCAAGGTCGCCATCATCTAATATTGATTGCAAAGCAAGCATAGGAACATCCATCAGGCATTGGCCATACTTAATTTCTAGCTCGTCAAGAAACTGGCTTATATCAGAAATGTTATTTTTCATCAGCACATTCAGAGTCGTACCATTGCCAGACTCTCTCCTTGCAGTTTTCCCAAGCCGTTCCGAATAATCTGGCCAGCCTTACGTTAGCTTCGTCATGACCATACTCGTCAACAAACTCCTCATAATTATGCTTTATGCAACTCAAGGTCAGCATATCTGTTGCCTCTTTAGTCTCAAACATATCAAAATCAAATATTACTTTAACCATAAATTTCTCCTCAGTTTTTTATAGTAAACTTTTTTGGCCTAAATTGCAACCCATAACGTGCTAATTCCAGCGGTATGAATCTTTCAGTATTAAGACATTGCCAAGAATGCCTTGCTTAGACATATTGACGCCCTCTGGTTTTAGCATCGCTGTTGCGGCTAGGTTTGGAGTTAATACATTCCCATCCCTACCTCTGCCATCCTCGTTCATTAAAACTTGAGTCCCATTACGCAATGTAATTAATTGCACATAGCCATCAACAAAATCTTGAGCTTCTTTTAGCGGCACTTTATGCGCGGATATAACAATAATGTTATCGCTGTCATCGTTAATTATTTTAAAGGGGTTTTTACTAGACATTTTTAGGGTTCTCCACATTTCTATCAATGACGTTAGCAAGGTCATCAAAATAAATCTCGTGCAAAACGGTAATGCAGTTTCCATTCGTCTCAATGAACTCAATCATATAAAGATCATCCCAGCCTAAAGTCACCTTCACTTGCCCAGCAAATAAGGCACCATCAACAGTAAACTCAAGAAACCCTCTCCCTTCATCGCTATCGGAGGTTTTTCCCCAAGGATTTTGGAACGCCCAGCACATCATCATGTGGCTACCGCTATTTCCATGAGAATCTTGCCCGCACTTTATCTGAGCTAAAATAGTATTCGCTACATAGTTTTCCATCTTACTTCCCCTCGTAGGCATTGCGCCCATCTTCGTATAAGTTAATAATAAACTTTGCTTCAGCGGTTATACCGTGATGCCTCTTTAGGGCGCTCTTGTACGCTTTTTGTAAAGCCGCTTTATCTAAGAATTTCGCGCCAATAGCAACTTGGTTCATTCCATGCATCTGGCGAGTAGCGTTTAAAGTTCTAAAATAATTTTGCATTTTTAACACCTTTTATAAGTTAGTTTTTGCTTTACTAAGTTTAGTATACTATACAATCAATGCAAATAAAAGCCCATTTCGTGCATTTTGTTTATTTATTTTCGTAAAGGGATTGAGCTAATTCTTGCCCGAATGTCTCTGATCTAAAGTATCGTGCGAAGAATTTAAATTCGTTTCCAAATTTTACATGGAGTTGTGAGTGATGAAAGAAGCATAGCGGGATAGCGTTTCTATCGTCGGCTCTCATCCCCATGCCGCGCCCACCGACCCAAGGCTTCATTAGATGGTGCGCTTGGGTATGTCCATTGCATGAAACGTCTTTGACACAGCATTCAAGATCAGCAACAAACTCAAGGTGCCTTCTATCCTTAACTCTATTTTTTTTCATTTTTTATAACTCTTCTTCTTAAATCTCTGGTTGAAAACCTATGATTTCTATTATTAAAGTATAAATCTACATTTAAAGTGTCACACAAATCTCTGCCAGTAAAATCTTTATCCTTGTACTCAACGCCTAATATTCTTACATCAATTTTGTACATTGTTAAAATATCAATTAAATCTTGTTCTGTTGCGTAAACCAGAATTTCATCAACATATTTTATTGCAGATAGCTGAGAATATCGCTCCACTATAGTCTGTATAGGGATATTCTTTTTTGACCTATCTAGGCTTGGGTCTATTTGCAAGCCGCAGATTAAATAATCACATTGATCTTTAGCTTCTCTTAACATAGCAATATGACCAGCATGAAGAAGATCAAATGCACTAGCTGTAAATCCTACTATAGCCATTTTTACCTCTTATTAAACCGCGCCCACCATAGATAGGCGCGGTTCTAATTCTACTTTAGAAAGGAATGTCGTCTTTGTCAAAGCTATTTGTCTGAGGCTGTTGGTTGGCTGATTGCTGGTTGCTAGAACCAAAATGCTGACTGCCCCCATCATTGACACTCATAGATATGCCTAGGTAGTTCTGTCCAGATGCCGCAACATTATTCCAAGCCCCAAATTTATAACCCTGTCCATCAATAGTAACTTTCCCACTAACATCTGGAGATTTTGGGTTCTGCTTTTTTTCTGGAGGGTTGTAATAAACTCTACCAGCGGATACGGCAAGCTCATAAATCTCTTCACCCTTCTGTGACTGCGCTTTTAAAAGAGAGCAGTATCTAGTGGCACCATTAACGGTAATCGTACCTTTACTCATTATCTGGCAATTTCCATCAACAAAAAACGCGCCTTTTAACTCTTCGTTATCACTCATAATATAGCCTCATTGTTAGTTACTAACCTGTATTGATAACCTCTAGCTGGAATGCCAGTGTTTGAAGGTATCTTTTCTTTAAATAAAACTTCACCTGAAAGTGGCAAGTCGTATTTCTTTCTTTTGTCATAATGCCTCAGCGCCCTAATTCCTGCGCTAATTGTTGGCTCACCATAGTAACAATCATATCTATGGTTAATTGCTTCTTGCAAACCCCAGAACGTCCAAGGGCGTCCATCTGACATTAACTCTGCTATTGCGTCTATAAGACCTTTTTTCATCATGCACCTCATTTCTCATATAGTTTAATTAGCTGGCCAAAGCTGGTTTTAATGGCGCTTCCATCGGGACTGTTACTCAGTGCCGTTTTAATATACCCCTGTGTTTCCGAGTTATATATATTTTGACAAGCCTCTGATTCTGGATTGGCTAAATGCTTTCTGCACTGTCCAAGAAATTCACTCTCTCCAGTACACGCCTCTATCAAAGTTCCTTGCAACATAATTTTGTACAAGGCGTTTGTATCCGTTGTCGGTACGCTGACACTTTCCTTTTTAATAGCTTTTGGTGCGGCATAAACCTTGTCTGTTTTCTTGCGGTCAATCATAGCGGTTTCAGCATCATCATCTTTCTGGTGTCCAATTCCGCAAGCCATAGAAAGGCTATATCTTTTTGCGTAGGTAAGGGCAGAGCCAAATCCTTGGGGGTCGCGCTTATCTGCTGGAACGGTAAACTGTCCAGTGCGTAGCTCACCACCATGTCCATAGAATACAGTCTCAACACAAACCCCAATATCAGAAGGGTGGCATATCTGCTGGAACATAACACCATTGTCATTTAATGGCGGTTTAACAGTAGTTATCACTTCTTCAAGGGTAGCGTAGTCACTTTTAAAATAAGGGTTCTTGCCATCTTTGCTGGCGTGGGTTATTGCTTTTTGCGCCTCTATGAGAGCGGCTATCAATTTATCGTTCATTATTTAAATCCTTTATTTTTTGAGTTAAAACTTCGTTTTTTATGGCCAATATAATTTTTCTCTCAACGGTAGATCTCGCGTTTATTTCGCTTTTAGAATAAAACCCTGAATCGTCACCTTTAATTTCTAAATCCATTAGCTGTATAGATTGTCTAATCACCTCTACTTCTTGTTCTGTAAAATAAAATTTCATTCTTTAAATTCTCCATAGTTTTCTAGCGGCAACTCTTTCTCCATCAGACCAGCGCCAATCATCAAGGTCAGGAATCATTAAACTGGCTACCTCCTCAATGCTGTCCGAGTAACTTAGCAGTCGCATCATATTTGTAGCGGCCTGTCTTACAACAACCATATGAGCATCAACATTCTCAACAGGCATCACAACTACCTTAGAAGCCGTCTTGGTAGCATGTACATAGTCAACAATAGGGATGCAGTTCTCAGCGGTGGCGTAAATAGAAAGCTGTCTACAGGTTGCCGTAGGCACTTTAGTAGGTAAGCGACCAACTGTTTTTATATCTCGCACAACTCCGTCATATAGAAGATCAAGGTATCCAATAATAGGAATTGGCAACTCTTCAAATTCTAGTTTTATTTTCTTCTGAGAGGCTAGGGGTTTACCTAGAGATCTAAAGTGTGGAATTGCAGGGGTAAGGTAACGAGAAAGGTTATCTCTCTCAGATTCGGCTCTGGTGCTGTTAACTGGTATTCTATCGCTAATAGCGCCTTTATGCTCTTCGTCAAAATAATTTTGCGCCCAAGCTATTATTTGAGCATCACTTACATCAGGCTCCTCTATAGAGATGGTTAACGCTTTATCTACAGCGGTGCCTCTCCACATAGCAGGAATGCCAAACCTATCTCTGAAGCCAGAGACATGGAGTATCCACCGTTGGGGGTTGGTTATAAATTCGTTTATTGAGCTTGCGCTCAAGTGTCCTACATTGTGTTTTTCAAATGGGTTATTGCTCATACATCAGGCACCTTGTTTTTGTTTGTGGGCTAATTATGGGACAAATTGGGTTGATATGCAAGCCGTTTCTTGATACCATGCATTAACTAAAGGCGTTACTATGAAACTATCAGCTTGGCTAAAAGAAAATAAAATGACTCAAAAGCAGTTTTTAGAAATTGCCGCTAATTCTCATTCTGCTAACTTTAGTTATCACGCTTTGGTAAAATGGTGTAGTGGACAAAGAATCCCTAGACCAGAAGATATGAAAGTTATTCATAAAGCCACTGATGGAAATGTTTCTCCAAACGACTTTTATCTCTTGTAATTCTCTAGCGCATAGCCCATTATGGGCAGATGAGTACAGACGCAATAAATTGGGTTAGGTTATTACCTTGCCCCACCCCAACCACAAAGCTAGTTCTTTTTATGCTTGCAAACTATGCGAGAAAGGGAACTCATAAGTGCTACCCATCTGAAAAACACCTTGCAGAAATATGCGGAGTATCCGATAGATCAGTGCGTAGGTGCATCGCTTCTCTTGAAGAGCTTGAGTATATTACAGTTCAAAAAAGATTGGGAACAACCAACCTATATAAGTTAGGCATGGACACCAGAGTCCACCCCCCTGCGGACACCAGTGGCCACCCTACTCAGGCCACCAGTGTCCACCCCCCTAGGACACCAGTGTCCTCCAATACATTACCTATACATATTATAAACCCCCCACAAACAAGAAGGAGAACAAAAAATGACCTTGCTGGATGAAGCGTTTGAAAAGCATGGCCTTAAAATAGGCCACTTAGATGAAGGGAACCACAAAATAAAATGTCCAGAGTGCCAACCACCTCACGACTCACATGATAGGCCAATGTCTGTAGAAATATCTCACGATAAGGTTGTGTTCTTTTGTCACCACTGCGAAAACAAGGGAGGAGTAATGGAGCAAAGCGCATTAACTGGCACACAAAAAAGAACAGTTCCTCAGAGAAAACCTTTCACACCTAACACCGCAAGCACCTCAACTTTCTTAGATGATTATTTTGAGAAGAGGGGCATTTCAAAAGAGACCTACGAAGCCTTTAAGGTGTTTTCTGAAAATGATGAGTGGATAGGCTTTCCTTACAATGGAGAGTCAGGACAGTGCGACAACATAAAATACAGGCATAAAGATAAGAGATTCAAGCAAAGCAAAGACCCAGTGAAATCTTTATATAATTACAAAGCGGTGGCTGAATCAAATGTGGCAATTTTTGTAGAGGGCGAAATGGATGCCTTGAGCGTTCACGAATGCGGGTTTACTTGCGTGACTACTTTGCCAGATGGTGCGCCAGCTAAAACCTCCTACAAGGAAAATGACAAGAGGTTTCAGTGCTTGCAAACCCATCCACTAAAAGCAAATAAGATTGTTTTATTTTGTGATGCTGATGGTGCTGGTGACAATTTAAAGAAGGAGCTGATGCATAGATATGGAAAAGTAAAGTGCTGGTATGTGGTTCCTCCAGAAGATTGCAAAGACGCTAACGATGTTCTTATAAAGCATGGCAAGGAATATTTGCACAACCTGATAACTAATGCGCGGCCTTGTCCAGTTGATGGGCTTTATACGGTAGGCACTTATTACAATGAGGTGATGGACTTATACAGAGGCAATTACGATAAGCCTGTAAATGTTGGGTACGCAAATCTTGATAAAATTTACAAGGTTATGAAGGGAACATTCCACGTTTGGACAGGTATTCCGAACCACGGCAAGAGTACATTTTTAGACCAGTGCTTGATACAGCTTGCAAAAAACCATGATTGGAAATTTGTAATGTTTTCTCCAGAGCATTCCACAAAAATGCATATCAGGCGGTTATTGCAAATGCTTACTGGCAAACCTTTTGACCAAGGATTTAATGGGCGAATGACAGAGGAGGAGGCAACCGAAGGGATGCGTTGGATACAAAAGCATTTTTTCTTTATAGAAACTAGGGAGCATATCCCTAGCGTGGATAAGATTCTTGAGCTTGCCAAGGTGAGCATACAAAAGTACGGATGCAATGGCATTGTTATTGACCCTTATAACGAGGTTGACGCAAGTAGAAAGGGTAGCTATAGGGAAGACGAGCATATCCGAGATTTTATTAGCAAGTGCAAGCGGTTTTGTAAGATGCATGATATTACAACGTGGGTTGTTGCCCATCCTACCAAGCTACAGAAAGAGAACAACGGATACCAAGCGCCCAGCGCATACGACATTAGTGGCGCGGCTCACTGGCATAACCAAGCTGATGCGGTGGTAGTAGTTCATAGAGATTTTGACAATAACAGTATTCAAGTGATAACGAGGAAGATTAGAGAGCAAGGAATGTACGGACAGATAGGCGAGGCTACATTTAATTTTGACTTTGCCAGTAGGACGTTTGTAGAGCCTCCTAACGAGGAATATGGATATGGAGGGCGTGGTAATGGCCGCTAGTTCAAAAGGTGAAGAGGCGCTTTGCATATTGCTTAGGCACTACAAAATACCTTATCACAGAGAGTTTAGGTTTCACGATATAAGAAAGTGGCGGTTTGACTTTGTGATAGGGGACTTTCCTTCAATGCTAAAAATTGCGATTGAGGTTGAGGGGGGTGTCTATGCTAATGGGCGGCATACAAGAGGGTCGGGGTATTCTGCTGATCTGATTAAGTACAACACCGCAATGATGGGTGGGTGGCGAGTCTTAAGATATACAACCAGCCAGATAAGCGAAAACGTGATACATGATATTAAATACTTAATAAAAACGGAGAGAAAATAATGAAAAAAATGAAAAAGACGGAAAAAGAATTATCAAGGTTAGATGCCCTTTCAACAAATGTTATCAGGTTGATGCGAGAGCATGGAGTAAGCCAGAGCGATATTTCTAGGGCTACAGACCTATGCCAACCACTTATCAGCAGAACCTTGTCTGGATGCAACCCAAGAGTTACGACTGTGCAGACTTTAGCTGATTACTTTGATGTAAGTATGGATGAACTGCTAAGGAGAAAACGACGTGAATGGTGAAAACAATTCTTATACACAAAACCTAAGGTCTGACCCTCTTGATAAATGCATTGAAGTTTGGGAGGACGCTATTGCTAACTATGAGGCGGCTCAAATTAGATATATTGAGGTTGAATCTAGCTTTAAAGCGTGGGAGGCCGCTATCAAGATGGCGCATATGAGAAATAAGGCATCGGGGGTTATGGCAGAGGGGCTAGTGAGAACCCATAACGATTGGGAGGGAAGGTATCTTGAGGCTCAAACTTTATCGGTTAGGGCTGAGACAGCCAAAAGGATATTAAGAATATCAGAGGCCAAATGGGAAACGGAAAGATCACGACAGGTAAGTCTAAGAAATTTAAAGTAGACAAAAAACCATTTTAAAATGCGCTCCAAAAACCAAAAAACTTTTTAAACGAAAAAGAGTTGATCAAATTTTTATAGGACTAGCGAATAATTTAAAATGTTGCCGAAAAAAGCAAAAAACTTTTTAAGCGAAAAAGAGTTGCGTTTTTTTTAGTTGATGGCTGAATAAATAAAAAAATGGCTGAAACTTTTGAAAACCTAAAGTAAAATCACGCTACTCTACAGCCCTTTAACTGCGGGGCTTTCAGGGGGTGACATTTTATTTTCATTTTTGAATGGGCTTGAATTAGTCCAATAAAAACAACTTACTTTTTTTGACTGGTTTTTAAGGCTTTAGAAATTTACAATTTTTTTGGAGGTCAAACTTAGGTCTAAATAATTAAGTAATTTTTTTGACGCTGTTTTAAGGGTCTCAGAAATTTATAAAATATTTTAGGGTCTAATTGTGCGTTTAAAAAAGAAGAGAAAAAACCCCACTTAGTAGTCAGCTAGTGGGGTTTGTTTTTATTGCTGGTTTAAATAACTATCGGTAACAGCATCTTTGAGCTTTCTGTTGTCTAGCGAGAAATCATAATATCCTGTAGCAATTCCGTCAAGGTAGCAGTTGGAGGGTGGAGATATCCTATCTTGGTTTCGCATAATGTAAATCATAACCAATCCATGCTCTGTCTCAATAAACTTTTTAACGTACAGGTTAGGGTACCCTTCGTATCTATCAAGGCTCTTTTCACAATCTTTTGTTATCTTCCACAATCCTAGTGGAACAGAACTTCCATCTGTAGATACCTCTACATCGGCAACCCCTCTAAATTTTAGCGCGTGTCCCTTCAGCGTATAGCTTTCTACAGGCGTAGCGTTCTTGCATCTAAACTCCATCTGGTCTTTGTTAAGGTTAGAGCCATAAGCCCCATATAAGTATTCAGTTATTGTATTCATCTTGATGTTTCCTTTTTGGGTTGTTTAATTTGGTTTTAAGAAAGCTCTTCTTGGCGCTCTCTCAGGTAATCTTGCACTTGGGTACTCACCCCTTGGTATAAGCCAGAATCTACAACGCCTGTAGCTCTTGCTAGTGGGCGGCTAGTGTTAGGCATGGTGTAGCACTCAAAACGCTCAAGAAAGCTGTTGGCTCTGGCCTCAGTAAACACACCCTCGGCAGTGTAATAATCATTTAACTCAGGGTTAGTTATTACTGTTGCGCTTTCACCTACAGTAAGGTTCCACGCTTGCAGGTTTCTATTCCAAACCATAGAGCCGTTAGCGTTCTCAACAGCATTTCTAATGGCAGAGTAGGCGCGTTTTGTGGGTGGGCGCTTGCCTGTACCGCTGGCCGCTACTGCACAGCTAGTTTCAACAAATTGCATTAAAAAGCTCAACCAGTTAACAATTTTCTTAAACTCAGTAGTTCCGCTATGCTGGCGAAACTCAATAGAGCCTCTACTGGCTATGTTAGTTAGGTTTACTTTGTAGTAACGCTCTGCGGCTCTAGCCGCGTTAGGCTTACACGTTGCGCGTTTAACAGCGTTCTTTACGCTTTCAGTGCTGGCACACCAGCGAGGGCTACCTCTGCGAGAGCGAGGCATACAAAGATCAATTTGCTCTTCGTGGTTTGAGTACCGCTCATAGGTAGTTTTGATTTCATTAATGTTCATTTCACGGCAATCTAAATGAACGTGCAACCCGCAACTTCTGTTAACAGTAACGCCCTCAACAGAGTTGAGCGCCTCAATAACTTTCTCAAGCTCTCTGACACCCTCAACACCGTTAAGAATAGGGCTAACCAACTCGCCAGCATGGCCGCGAACACCGTTTAGAGATCCATCATATACAACTTTCCAGTAGCTAGTTGTTTGGTGAGTGTAGCCAGCATAAACACATTCAACACCCTCAAGGCTGTTTATAACTTGAGCAACTTGCCTAGGGCAAGCGCCAACAAACTCAACTTCAATTCCGAAACTCTTGTTGCTAATTACTGGTAAATTTAACATTTTCAAGCACCTTTTATGGGTTGGTTTCTTTCTCTCTACATAATTTATTATACAGAGTTTCCTATGGTAAACAAGGGTTAATTTGCACATATTGTACTTTTTTTTATTCTTTTTGGGCTTTTCTCACTGCAACCCATGATGTACAATGTGTTTTTGACTTACAAAAAGAGTGTCAGATGACTACAATTCACGCCAAAGATATGACAGAAGTTCCCGTCGACGATTTAATTCCTTATGATAGAAACCCTAATATTCATTCAAATGAACAAATAATTCAGCTTGCAAATAGCATCCGAGAGTGGGGTTTTACAGTCCCAATATTGATTGATGAAAATCAAGTTGTCCTTGCTGGGCATGGTCGACTGTTCGCGGCTAAATCTTTAAGTATGGAAACGGTTCCATGTATCACGGCAAGAGGTTGGTCAGACACTCAGAAAAAGGCGTACGTCATTGCGGACAATAAGTTGTCAGAGGGTAGCGAGTGGGATAGCTCTCTGTATTTTTCAGAGCTTAAAGAGATAAATAGTTCAGGATTCAGTCTTGATTTAATTGGTTTTGATGAAAGCATTTCCTTAGATTTTGAGCCAAATTTACAGCCGACAACTTCGTTTGCAGATGTTAATGAGGGTGATATAAATAAGGCCGAAACAGCAATGTCAGATAACATGGATAGGCTAACTGGAGATCGTTCAGAAAAAGGGACTGAGGTTATGTGTCCATATTGTGCAGAGAGCTTTATTTTTGACGGCATTTAATAGAGAAAACCAGACTAATGCGTTATCTAAAGTGCTAGAAAAGCATGATTGGGTATTTGCTAAAACAATGCCTAAAAACCCTCATTTCTATACGCGCAAAAGAGATTGGAGCGACCAAGAATTGTTTGTAAAATGCGCTCACAAAATAAGGGAGCTAGGAAAATCCGAGATGTTTCGGGGTTGGCCTTACGTTTGTTTTAACTTTAATGGATATAAATATTGGGTTATGGATAAGAATCCAAGCGATGCGGTAATTATAAACAGGAAAGTGTTATGAGATATATTTTGCGGACTTGTGCTGGTAGAGAGCATTATGCTGATTATGTAAAGAAATGCATTCCATCAGTAGAGGTGTGCTTTGACCAAAAACTGGGTGCAATGAGTAACTTTTTGCAGTCTCTTGAGATGGCAGGTGATGATGCCGTTGTTAATTTAGAGGATGATATTTGGATAACTCATAATTTTGAGGAAAAGCTAAGGGCAGTTGTATCTGGCAATCCAAACTCAGTAATTCAATTTTTTAGCATGAGAAAAGCTGATCGGGATATTGGCAGTAGGTGGGACTCTGGGAAATCTTACCTGATGGCACAATGCACTTACCTACCTAAAAAAGTATCGCGTGGCATATTAGCATTCAGCAAAAAGTACGATAATATTGAACACAAATCGCACCCTTTAGATTCAATGGTTGCTGATTACTTGAGCAAAGCAAGAATGAAATACTGGATTCATTGTCCAAGTTTAGTTGACCACAGAGTTGGTAAATCAATGATAGACCCAAGAAGAGCAAGCACAAACAGACAATCGTTTACTTTTAGGGATGGAATATATGGCTGATGTAAAGTGGGATGCCCCTTTAACAAAAGAGCAAAGAGCAAATCCAGTTGTCTATTCTGCGAAAATTGATCTTCCTAGCATGATAAAGATACCTACTGACTCAGAGCTTGAAATAATATTTAAAACAAAAGGCTATAAACTGCAAACGTGGGGGAGGTCAAAAGATGAGCGCGGAAAAGAAATAAAAACAAATGACCCGCATTGGATTGGAGTTAGAAATGGCACTCCTTTGCATACTGATAAGGCTTATCCTAGATATTCTCATCATTTAAAGGTAAGGGTTGATGATGGAATAGTTGTAAGAGGAGTTGATAAAACCGAGCTTCTTTTAGAGAGAGGTGTTTTTTATATTTTGGATACTCACAGCCCCCATCAAGTTCTGCACAAAAAGGAAAGTGCTGTATGGAATGTTGCAGTATCTATTGATTCCCACGTTCTACTTGACCCTATGGAGTGCATAAAGAAAAGCATCCAATTTGCGGCATCCACTAAGATAACTAAAAGATGAAAATATTTCTTAAAGATAACGTATTTGATGAAGCTATAGAAAGAATAACTTTCTTGTTCCGAGAGTTTGATGAAGTGGTAGTCAGCTTTAGCGGGGGCAAAGATAGCACCGTAACGCTTGAAATGGCGCTGTTAGTTGCTGAAAAAGAGGGCAAATTACCCCTTACAGTGATGATGCTTGACCAAGAGGCCGAGTGGCAAGCTGTTGTTGATTATGTAAAAAGGGTTATGTATCGCGACGAAGTGACCCCTCACTGGCTACAGGTGCCTATCAAATTATTTAATGCGACCACTATGGATTACCCTTGGTTGAACTGTTGGGATTTAAATGAAGAACACATGAGGGAGAAAGACCCTATAAGCATCAAAGAAAATACTTACGGTACTGATCGCTTTTATAATATGTTTCCCAAGTATCTGGCAAAGCATTACAAGGGTAAGTCAGTTGCTTTACTAGGGGGTGTCAGAGCAGAGGAAAGCCCAAACAGACGAGCAGGTTTGACTAATGGGGCTACCTATAAAGACATAACCTATGGCAAGGTCTACGATGAGAAGCAAGGCCATTATGTTTTCTATCCTTTGTATGATTGGAGCTATACCGATATTTGGAAAGCAATTCACGACCACAGTTGGGATTACTGCAAAATATATGACGAGTTTTATAGGTATGGGATAGCCCCAATAAAAATGCGGGTGAGCAACCTTCACCATGAAACGGCTGTAGATCAGTTATTTTATTTGCATGAGCTAGAGGGTGACACTTGGAATGCGTTAACTAAAAGACTTAAAGGCATTAATCAAACTAAGCATATGAAAAAAAATGAAATGTTTAGGGCTAATGAGTTGCCGTTTATGTTTAAAGATTGGAGGGAGTACAGAGATCACCTTTGCGATAATCTAATACAAGATGATGGCATAAGGAAAAAGCTAGAGAAAAAGCATTTATGGATGGATGGAAAGTTTAGTGATATGAATAACATCCATGAGATGTACAAAACCCAGATACTAGGGATACTTGCCAATGATTTTGAGTTTGCAAAAATAGGTAACTTTCTTGGTAGACCAGAAGTGATTAACTTTTTAAAGTTCAAGCGAGGGGTGGAAATTAACTGGAATCGTCCAGAGAGAGACCTTAGGTTCATAAAGCCACATCAGAGAGGCACTACCCATGAGTGATATACCAAACCAACCAATTAGCGATGTTTTATGGGTGTCTGTTGATGATGTAGAGCCAAACGACTACAACCCTAACTCAGTTGCAGGGCAAGAGATGAAATTGCTACATACCTCAATCAAGCACGATGGTTATACACAGCCTATAGTTACAATCTACGATGAAGAAAAAAAGAAGTATGTGATTGTTGACGGCTTCCACAGATACTTTACCTGTAAGAACAACAAGGATATATTTGACACCACTCAAGGTAGGGTTCCAATAGTTGTAATCAAGAAAGATATTAATGAAAGGATGGCCGCTACAGTTAGGCACAATAGGGCAAGGGGACAGCACTCAGTAAGTGGCATGTCCAGTATGGTATTCTCTATGCTTGATAACGGTTGGAAGGATGAAGAGGTATGTAATCACTTAGGGATGGAACCTGATGAGTTGCTTAGGTTAAAGCATATCACTGGATTCTCTAAGCTCTTTGCAGATACAGAATACAACAAAGCATGGGTAACAAAACACCAGATACGAATTAAGAAAGAATTTAAAGATTCGGAAAAGATAGAAAATAACGGTAACGGTTAAGCATATGGCAATCAAGTTAACAGAAGATCTAAAACTAGCTATTAGAGATGAGTTTGTTCACGGAGTGACTAACGAGGAGGGTGTGAGACAGTACCCAACTATGAAGGCTCTAGTGATAAAGCATGGGGTATCCAGCACTACCCTTTACAGCTACTCATCCGATGAGAACTGGCAAGGCCAGAAAAACCAAGTTCAGACAGACATTCAAGAGAAGGTTGATGCTGATAGGGTTGAGCGAATGGTGTCTGACAGCAAAAGGCTAGACGATACGGCCATCCAGATAGCTCAAGCACTATTAGGTAGGGTAGGCCGAAAGCTACAAAAGGCTTATCAAGAAGAGGCTAACAACCCCGCTGTTGAGGCTATATCTATGCAAGAGCTACAGGCGGCTTCTCACGTTGCACAGAACGCCCAAAAACTTGGGAAACTCGCACTAGGCGAAGCACAGGAAATTTCAAAGGTATCCGCAAATGTCAGCAATCCAGAAGCCTTCCACCGAGTTATGGACCAACTTGACGAGCTTGCGAACGCAAAGTCACAAGGCGGTAGCAAGTCTCTACACTGATTGGCTATCTACAGCTAGGCCGACTCAACTAACTCCAGTTGGTGATTGGAATATATGGCTCATCCTTGCTGGTAGGGGGTGGGGTAAGACTAGAACAGGGGCATCCGATGCGTTGCTTTACGCTCTTAGAAATCCAAATGTTCAGGTAGCCGTACTAGCTCCTACGTTTGGAGATATTAGAAGGGTTGCCTTTGGCGGGGTGTCAGGGATACTAAAAACCTGCCCAGAGGAGTGTATGCTCAAGGGTAGGGGTCAGGGTTACAATTCATCTGCATCTGAAATACGCTTGTTTAATGGCTCTATAATTTATGGGTTTTCTGCTACTGAGCCAGAGCGTTTACGAGGTCCACAGTTTCACAGAGCTTGGTGTGATGAGCTTGCGGCATGGAGATACCCAGAAGCCTTTGACCAGCTAATGTTTGGCTTACGTCTAGGTGAGAACCCCAAGTGCATCATTACCACCACACCCAAACCCACGCCTCTCATCCGTAAGTTGCTAGATAGAAAGGATGTGGTTGTTACTACAGGTAACACTTTTGAGAACTCTGATAACTTAGCGGCATCTACGCTGGCTATGCTAAAGGAAAAGTATGAAGGGACTGCGCTGGGTAGGCAGGAACTCTATGCGGAAGTGCTTGATAACCTAGAGGGGGCGCTATGGAATCACAGTATGATAGACGCTTGCAGGTTGCCGAGAGACACCAAGCCAGAGTTTACTAAAATAATTGTAGCGGTTGACCCAGCGGTTACTGCTAACGCTGATTCTGACGAGTCAGGGATTGTTGTAGTAGGAAAAGACGCTGAGAAGAAGTATTATCTGTTAGATGATCGTTCTGGTGTCTATACTCCAAACGATTGGGCAAGGCTCTCTGTAGAGCTTTATCACACATGGCAAGCTAACCTGATCGTTGCGGAAGTTAACAATGGCGGTGATTTAGTTGAGAGTCTAATTAGAAGCGTTGATGTAAACTGCAAGTATAGATCGGTTCATGCTAGTAGAGGAAAGATGCTTAGAGCGGAGCCAATATCAGCGTTATACGAGCAAGGCAAAGTCCACCACATTGGAATTTATCCAGAGCTAGAAGAACAGATGTGTACTTACACAGGTGACAGGCCAAAACCCTCCCCCGATAGGCTTGATGCCTTGGTATGGGGATTAACTGAATTAAGCAAATCATCAGGTGATATTGCTTGGAGAATTTCATAATGGCTATATTTGATAGGTTTAGAGCAAAAACAGTAGAACCAGTAAGCACCAAGAACTCATCTATGGTCGGGTATTTCGGAGTAGGGTCTACCCAGCCAACAAACTACCAATACGAAGATTTAGCATCAGAAGGGTACATGAAGAACGCTATCGTTTATCGGTGCGTTAATGAAATAGCAAAAGGTGCGTCAGGTGTGCCATTCAAGATATGCAATGCTGATGGGGATGAAATAGAGAACCATCCAGCTAAAAGCCTTCTCAAAAGACCCAACCCACTTCAAAGCTATTCTGAGTTTATGAACGCCTTATTTGGCTATCTTCTTTTATCTGGCAATAGCTATATGCTGAAGGTGGCGGGTATTAGTAACGTCCCTAAAGAATTGCACCTTCTACGTCCCGATAGAATTACCATTAGCGGTGGTCGCGGGGCTATGCCAGCAAGGTATGATTACAAGGTAAACGGACGAACTGAGGCTGTTTATGATGTAGACCAAGATAGCGGATTTAGTGAGTTAAAGCAGACTAAGCTATGGAACCCGCTTGATGACTTTTACGGCCTATCACCACTTAACGCGGCCGCTGTTGAAGTTGACCAACATAACCTATCAAGCAAGCACAACATTAACCTTCTCAATAATGGAGCTAGGCCATCAGGGGCAGTTATATTTAAGCCTAAAGATTCAGACGGTTTTGCAACCAGCCTAACCGCAGGGCAACGACAGCAACTTATGACTGATCTAAATAATAGGTTCTCTGGAACTGATAATGCAGGTAGGCCGATGCTGTTAGAGGGTGATTTTGATTGGAAAGAGATGGGGCTGTCACCCAAGGATATGGACTTTATTAACCTAAAACACATGAGTGCAACCGATATTGCCATGTGTTTTGGCGTCCCTAGTCAGTTGGTTGGCGTACCAGACGCACAAACTTACTCAAATGTAGCTGAGGCGCGATTGGCTCTTTATGAAGAAACAATATTGCCTATGCTATCAAAGGTTCAGTCAGATATTAACGAATGGCTGATGCCTCAATTTAGCGAGGATGTTTACTTTAAGTTTGACACCGACGAGATACCAGCCTTGTCAGAGCGCAGAAAGAGAATCTATGACAATGTTATCGGTGCAGTAAAGGAAGGCATCATGACTAGGAACGAGGCAAGAGAGCGCCTTGGCCTAAACGCTATTGATGGAGCGGATGGCTTGTTGGTTAACGCTAGTTTATTCCCTTTGAATGAAGGGCTACCAGATGCCCCAGTAGAGGAAGAA